CACTGCCTCCAAAGTTCCCTGTTAGCCAATCCATTATTGCTCCATCTCTTTGACTAATTGTTAATAAAATACTGTAACTAACAGAAATTCTATATAATCCATTTTTATCCATCCTCGGATTTCTTTTTGCTATCATTATACAACCTTCTCCATCTATGAATCCAGCGAGATATGATAGCTTAATAGCTTTTGTTTGTTTCATATAATTTTATATAAAACCGAAATAAATTTCAATGTGCTTGCTAGGGGTTGCCAATTTCAGGATTCCCCTTATTAGTGATAATTTTATTTGTCTGCTTAAAGGGCAGACCATGGAATCAGTAACTCGGTGAAAAGTCGTTTAATACCATAGCCCTGACGACTAAGCTGTCTTTGCATGTCATCTTTAGCACCATTATATTCTGATTCTAAAACGTTTACTAAAAACTCTTTAGATTTCTTAGATGCTTGAAGTACAACGTCTGTCAAAGAAATTTGATGGAAGTTATATTTCATTGGAATATTAGCTTGTATGTATGCTTGCTGACCAGCGGTCGGTAGTGTTAAAGTTTCACTACCAGCTGCAGAGCCAGTATTCCTTCCATAATGAACGGTTAGCATTTTGCCACCTGTTCCTGTAGAAGTTGCAGATGCTGTTGAAGCAGCGCCTGTGCTGTGAGCTACATTTTTCAGGATGTTCATGAAAAGAACATTCTTTGTGAAAATTTGTTCATGAACAACTTTATCATAAACGCGCCGTTTACGATATTCCCTGTATTTCTACAAGGCACGGACTATCCCTTCACCCTCTGCCGAGGGGCAATATTATAGTCTCTGAGCATCCCTTATGATTTCTTTTATTTTAGAAATGTCTTGTTTAATATCACATTCCCAAAATCGCAAAACTTTTATATGTGCATTAGAAAGTTCCTTACTCACTGCATGGTCCTTTTTTGTCCCATGAGGATAATTATGCCAATAATCTCCGTCTGCATATATCGCTATATGCTTATCTGGCAAATATATATCTGAAACAGTAATACCAAGCAATGGGTACTGCGTCATATATTTTATCCCTAATTCTTTAACTATTTCTTCTAATGCTATTTCTATTTTTGTTCTATTCTCGTTACTAGCTACTTTTAAGCAACAGGCTATTCCTCCTTTTATACATCCATCAATAAACTTTTCGTATTGCTCTTTATCATAATAATTCTTCATTACCAATCCTTTATTCCACGCCGTCTGCGCTCCTTTCAACCCTTTATTCCAAGGAATTCTTCCATTGTTTATTGTATGCCCTTTATCGAAAGGTCTTCCAGTCGCTTTCTGACCTTTTAATGCTTTACTTATTGCCAGTCTATGTTCTCCACTAGGAGCCCAATTATCTTTTCTCCATAGTCTAAAACATTTTTGTGAACAAAATTTACGTTTTTTATTTTGTGTTTTATATTCTTTTTTACAGAATATACACTTTTTTATTATCATAAGGTTTTGTTGCAGATTGTCCAATCTTTAACGTTTTTACACGGTTCAGTGTAGTTAAAGCTCTAAGGAGTTTCCCGCAATTTAATTGATTTTACTAGTAAATTACTTTACTAGGCGACACGCGTTTCTATCGCTGCTCCAGCAAGATTTGTTACTGATTGTGCCATTTGTCTGAATGCCTACAATACAGTTTTATAAAATGTACTATAGACGTATTTTAATTGTTATTTTCGGCATCGGCCGTAACCATTGCCTCCATAACAGCTGCACGAGTTTCTAACATTGTTTGAGGTTTAGTTTCTGCTGGCTCCCGTCCTTCGGGTGTTCCACCAGGCTTCTCCACATTCTGCACTGCTGGTTTCTTCGCTAAGCGTTGCTTTACTTCGAAATCAACGATGTCTTCGTGTTTCATTTCGAGAAAAGCTGCCTTTGGCGTCAAATGTAACTTACTGTTTTCTTTTTGCCAATTAACGACTTCGTTGTCGTCATACTTGGGTTTACCCTCTTCACCACTCCATGTTTCTTCCATTGTTTTGATTTCTGTTCGAATCATTTCGGCTTGAGTTTGTTCTTTTTGTTTACGTTCCCTCTCGTCCTCTTTACGCACCCAAAAATCTTCAAGTTGGCTTTCAGTAAGACCAGCAGGTGTCTCTTCAACCTGCGGCTGTTCTGGTTTAAACACTTCACCTAATCTAGTGATAGTGCCTTGAGCTTCCTCTAATTTATCTTCCATAGCCTTAACAGCTTCAAAATTGGTTTTTTTAGATTCACGCTCTTGCTTCAATGCAACATTCAAGTTATTAACTTGGTCTTGCAATTTAGCAGTGTCTACAGTTTCAACCTTTGCAGGTTCCACTTTTACTTCTGGCGAAGCTACGGGTTCAGATGGTTCCACTGGGGTAGGGTCAGTGCCTGCATCCACAGGTGTTTCTACTACCGCTGTTACTTGTTCTTCTGGCATACTTTTTGTATAATTACGACAATTGTTAACCCTGTTGAAGCCAGGGATATTTTAATTATTCTTTAGATGATACCTCTTTTTTTAGCTTGTTTTTTTCTTTTTTCCTTAACTTTTTCAGTAATATTCTGTCTAGCTTGCTTTTCTTTTGTCCAGCCTGCTGGTACATCAAATTTAGGCATCTTCTCGCTTCCTGCATGACTAGGAGCTAACTTATCCCCTATCTTTTTAGCTTCTGCTGTTGCTCTCTTTTCAATGTCTTTCTTAAAGCGCTTTTTTTGTGTCAAATTAGCACCAAGATTTTTCCATGCTCTGAATATTTTACTTTTGTTACCCATATTATTGTTTATTGATAATTTTCCTCATTGGCGATGTGTTCGTCAAATGCGGCTTGATTTTGTTCATAAGCATCTCTATTCTCTTGAATAAAGGCCATATGCAACTGTGTATGTTCAGGTGTCCATAATGCCTTTGGTGTAGGAGGTACTGTTTGACCTGAAGCCATTTGCATGTTTTCTTGGTCTGCATAATCTGCTGTATCCTCTGGTCCGTTACCATCAGTTCTATGTGATTCCCTTTGCTTGACCATATCTTGTTGATATTCTTCCTTTTTATGCTTTTCAACACGTTCCATTATATCAGCAACATTCGTGAATTGAAATTGCTCTAACAATGTCTGTTCATCTACAAGCCCAGCCTCTGCTAATCTCATCATCCACTCTTTCTTAGCATCATCACTATATGCTACTTCTGGAGCAATCAATACTTTAACATCATTCTCTGGTCCAATCTTCATTGTATCTTTAGGTACTTCTGCACCTTCAGGTAAGTTAGACCCGATATATTTAATTTCTTCACCATCTTCTACTATTGACTCAGACGCAATTGTATGGTCTGCTATAACCTCTAATACAAATCCACCAACTTCTTGCAAAAATAGCTCTAAGTTCTCAATCGGTTCTGCTACTGTAGCGGCGTCTGCGGCCTGTAAAGCTTCAACAGCCTTACCAGACTGTAAAGACCCTGGAGCGCGCCCTAAGCTAGCTTCCCTGGCCCCTCCAAGCTCTTCTATCCATCGTTCTAGGTCACTCATCAAATTAAATGGCGTAGATGGTAGAGCTGGTAAATTTTGCTGTGTTGGCGGTACGTTTCCTTTATAGAAAATCTTTTCAGCACCGTTATCGGTTATTGTGGAAACTTCTGTTCCCTGTTTGATAAGCCATTTACCAGCTAGCATTCGTTGAACGTAAGATTCGACTTGCGAAACTGTTTTGTCTAATGCTTTATTTGGTGAAATTAAATCCTTAACCCATGGTTCTCCATAAATAGCATCTGGTGTGCTTTCTGGCGTATAAACGAAAAACGGGTAACGTCTGTACTCTGGTTCATAAACTCTGAGAATATTGTTACCAGCAATCGTAATAACTCGTAACTTTGTCTTCCCATCAACTTCGTACTTCATCCACAGCTCTTTTACAATAGCTGTTTCTAAATCTTTTGTATCTTTATTATTATCTTTGTTATATTTTTCTAACTCGAGGATATTCTTGTATTCAGAAGCCGCCTCTTTATTGTCTGCTAGTTCACCCTTATTCTTATCTGTCTTATAATTATCATTACCATATAAGGCTTCTACTGGTCTAACAAATGTCTTAAAGATATATCTACAATCTTGTACTGTAGCTGCATAAGGGTCGAAAACAACATCAAATGTATTGTCTACCCAAAAATCTAAAATAGTTTGTCCATTCTTTTCGAATACACCGCCCTCTAAAATACCAACAGAATACTTTAATGAATTTATAATAACATCTGTTAGCTTACGCTTTATACCGCGATTACGGTATATACTTTGTATAATCTTATTTTTCTTTCGAGCATTCTCATACGCTTCGTCTGTAGAATTATCAGGATGACATTCCCATCTTGGTTGATGCCTTTTAATAAAATTCTTAACACTTCTTAATTGCGCTCGTACCTTGTTTATAGTTCTACGAACTTCACCTTTTGTAACAGGGATTGTTTGAATTCTATTTAATGTCTTATTAAAAATAATCCAATGGTCACCACGAACAAACCGCTCATTGACATACCAGTCCTTATGCTGCTTCAGAAACATTTTTTCTGAAGAATTATAAAGTTGGTCTATATACTTTACAGTATCTTTATCGTACCCAGCTTTAATCTCCTGTTTTCTTAAGTGTTCTAAATTAATCATTCTCTTTAAATTTAGCTTCTATAGCTTTTTCTAGTTCATAATAAACGCTGCTTGTTAGCGGATGTATGACTGGAATTCTAGCGCCACCAACCTCTTTGATTGGGAACACAAGACGTATCTTTGTTGCGTCCCCTAGCCTAGTAAAAATAGCTATATTACCGATATATAATGAATCATCTATTGTGCATGAAGCGAACCCGACTAATCCTTTTTCTGGCAATACTCTTTTAATTTTTATTTTGTCGAT